GTTACGAATGGTAATATCGTAGTAGCGTTATAGTTATGAAAAAGACGAAGAAAAAACCTAAAGTCCCTGCGAAATACTTAGCTGGTCTGACTCCGAAAGAAAAAGAAAAACGGAAAAAAGAAATAGCTAGGAATAAAAAGAAGGCAATGGATGACCCTTCAGCTTACAAATTTTCGACTGATAAGAAAAAAGGTAAGCGTAGGAAAACTATTGAATCTAAATATACTCGCAGGTTTAAACAAAGGTTTGGCACAAAGTCATGAGTCTTTCAGAAAAAACTAAAAAAGCCTTATCTAACAAAGCAGAAGCAGCTCGTAAAAAAGGCAAGAAAGTAACCGCTGGTCAACTCGCTCGTGTATATAAACGGGGGCTTGCTGCGTATAAAACAGGGCACCGACCTGGAACTTCCCAACACCAATGGGCTATGGCTCGTGTAAATTCTGTATTGACAGGTGGTAAAGCTGCTACTGTCGATAAAGATATTATGAAAGGCGGTAAAGCTAAGAAAAAACCAGCTAAGAAGAAGAAATCATGACAAGACTTTTCGATGACGAACAAAGTTCTTCATTGATTACGTCGATGATGAACCCTGAATCTAACGCTTCTAAATTTATAGAACAAGGCGAAGATATCGGATTACCTCGCGATGTTACGATGGATATTCTTAATAAATACGCAACATATGGCGCTAATACAGGTATCGGTAATTTAGGTGGAGAAAAATTAGTAAATGCTCTAAACGAAGAATACCGCAAGCGCGTAGACGAACCACTTCAAAATATGTCGATAAAAGCTCAAGATGGTGGGTTGTTGGGTTTTTTCAAAGATATATTTACTAAAGCCCCAGAGGCAGTAGCAGAGGCAACCCCAGAGGTAACTAGTGAAATAGACCAGTTATCCTCTTATGATCAAATGCTTGCCAAAGAAGTGGGATTAGATGCATTAAATCAAGAAGCGTTAAACTCTCCAGTAAATATCGAACCGCCCACAGGAGAGACAGTGCTTGCCACTGAACAACCAGGACGTTTAGAACGTATTCAAAAATATTTAGAAGATAATCCTTTAGTTGCTCGACAACTTACTGCAACAGGGAAAGATCTTGGAAAACTATTAGGCTCTGCTTTAGTTAAGGATGATAAGGATCGTAAAGCACCGATCCGCGCACCGAGACCGAGATTCCAACCAGGACAAGTTAGGACGCAACGTATCGGTATGGCTGCAGGAGGTAAACCTGAAGAGGGTTCTGTACTTGGTCGTAAATTATTTATACAAGGCGGCGAAGTCGATGGCCCTGGAGGGCCAAAAGAAGATTTAGTTCCGATATGGGCAAGCGATAAAGAATACGTTGTATCGGAAAAAGGCGTAAGAAATATGGGTGGCGGCGATTTTGAAAAAGGGATCGCGGCTCTTGATAAAATAAACTTTGGTAAGCGCAATGTCTGAAGAAAATACAGCGTATAGTTATCAAGCTCCTGATAGAAATATTTATGATCTTTTATTCGGGACAGGTGCTTCTGGGTTCGGTTTATTCCCACAAGTTGAAGCATTTTATAAACAGCAGTTTGAAGATTTAGGGAAAAAAGATAGTAGCCCGTTTACTTATAGTGACCCCCGTATTGCAGATTTCTCTCCTAGAGAACAATATGCGATGCAACTCGCAGATGCAGGAATAGGGGCTTACGCTCCATTCTTAGCTCGCGCTCAAGGCTTAACTGAAGAAGCGTTAGCAACACAAGCTGGGGGTATTTCCGAAGCTCGGGCAGCTCAATTACGCGCACAACAACAAGGCGAAGATTATACCCGCACAGGTATCGGCGCGACTCAAGCTGCTGAAAGAGCTTTACGTGGTGATTTAGGTGCAGCACAACGCGCAGCAGAACGTAGTGCTTCTGTGCAAAATCCTTTTATACAAGAAGCGTTAGGTCAAACGCGAGCAAGTACAGCAGAATTCGATCCAGCTAGTATTAGTAGATTTAGTGATCCTTTCGAAGATGCTGTAGTCCAACAAACAATTAGAGATATTCAAAAAGGACAAGCTACAAGCGATATCGCAAGACGAGCATCTGATGTAGCGCAAGGTGCGTTAGGCGGTAGCCGATCTCGTATTTCACAACAAGAATCAGATAGAGCCGCAACCCGAGAAATGATGGATCGTGTCGGCGCTTTGCGTAGCCAAGGTTTTACAAGTGCGCGTGATGCAGCGATGGGTGAGTTCGGAAGGGCTAGAGCGGCTGAACAAAGCGCAGCGGGATTAACTGCTGGTTTAGGTTCTCAAGCAGGCGCTGCGCAATCAGGACTTTCTTCGTTATTAAGTGGTTTAGGTGCCCAACGATACGGTGCTGGTATGGGTACAGCTGGAGCACTTACTGGAGCGGGTCAACAATTATACGGTATGGGCACTGGTTCTTCTGGTGCTTTAGCAGGATTAGCTGGTCAATTATCTGGTGCACAAACTGGTGCTGCAGGCGCGATGCAAGGATTAGCTGGCGCTCAACAAGGTTTCCGTCAAGGCGATATTTCATCGATGATGAATGTCGGTGCGATGAACCGCGCTAGGAACCAGGCGTTAATGGATTTAAATTATCAAAACTTCGTCGGCCAATATAATTTGCCACAACAATTAGCTTCTGGGTTTGCTAACTTTTTAACAGGAGCTGGGCCGTTAGCAGGAGGTTTCGGTTATTCTGGTTTATCTCCTCAAAACCCTTATAGTAATTTTAGCGGTTACGGCGGAGGGTTTAATCCAGGTATGGCAGGGATGATGCAAGATGGTGGTTCTACCGCCGGAAAAGAAATACCTGAAGATAATAAAGGTTTACCGGCGTTAGCTCGAAAAGCACCTGAAGTTGTTCAACGAATGGGTTATAAAGTCCCTCAAAAGAAACGCTCAGGCGGGATAGTAAACGCTCGTTTCCCGATGACCTCTCGTAAGATGGGAGCATAACGTGGCTAACGGTCGTAGTAATTTCGGATTTAATGTTACTGGCGGCGGTGGAGGGCTAGCTAATTTAGTACAAGCGCCTAAAGTTACGCCTGTACGTTCTATGTCGTTTGCTCCGACCCCACAACGTCGTATCCAACGCGATGAAAAAGATCCTAAAAAACAGATTCTTGGTGCGTTACTTGGTTCAGCTGCTCCGTTTGCAGCAGACGCAGCGTTACAGGGCATAGGCTCTCTGACAGGGTTAAAGTTTTTCGAAGACGAACCTACAGCAGCTGCAGCGCGAGTAAGTGATTTTCAAGCTCCTGCCCCTTTAGATCCAGGCCAAGGTCTTACTCCTGACCAACTAAGGGAAAGAGTAAGACAGCAACGGTTATCAGAGATCTCTGATGCAGTTCCACAACTACCAACGACACCTCAAAGAAAAACAGGTTTAGGTAGTATAGCTAGTTCAATTTTGCAATATGCGCCAGCTTTAGCTTTTGCTGGTGAAGATGACGATGGATCTGCATCTGCATTTATTACCGCAGCTAACGCAGCTAGAAAAGCCGATGCAGCTATAGAAGCAGCAGAAACGAAAGCTGCTATTGATAGAAGTCAAAGTCGCGCAGCTGCGTTCGCACGAATTGACCCAAAACTTACACAAGTTACGGTAAATGGTGCTAAACAAATAGGTGATTCTTTAGTTAGATATCAAACGAGAGCGTTACGTGATGAACTCGGTAATACATGGATAGAAAGTCGCGGGGATCCTTTATTCGATATACAACAAGGCACTAGCGAGCCAGTCCCTAAAGGTCAGTATTATAGAAATACTCAAATGACTTTATTAGATGGGGATTTAGAAAAAGTCACTACTGATACTTTTCAAGATTCTGGCGGTATAGCTGACGGACAACTTTTCGAAGTAAGTTTAGTTCATGCTCCTGATCCTAATACTGGAGCACCGACATTACAGCGTCGAGTATTACGAGACGACGGTACTTACTCAACTGTACAAGAGATGAACGCTGAGGGGCACAATTTAGTCAGTGAAATAGACACTAAAGTAGATAGAGCAGTTCCTGGACGTTTAAAAACGGCTGATCAAAAGAAAATAGATAATTTCAATATGCGTAAAAATGCTGGTAAAGATTTAATCGCTTTAACTACAAGCATTATGGATCGTTTAGGTATGGAAGGTGCTCGTCTTGATGAAGACGGGAACATTGTTGGTTTAGATGAATCTATTACAAGTGATTTACCTAAATACGCTGCTAATATCGCAGATGTTTTAGATCGTAACATTAGAGCATTCGGTAGTCGTATGGCCACAATATACGGAATGAATCCTAATGACCAAATAGCTGCTTTTGATGAATTTATTAGACAAAATGCTGATCCAGATAGTGGCATCTTAGGTTTAGCTGACGCCCTTAATAATTACCAAGCTGCTTTAGAAAGCGATGATAAAAACGCTATAAATAGGGCTAGAGAGTTTTTAATTGATGATTTGTTATCTATTAAACAAGATGTTAATAAAAATCAATACGATAAAAATAGTTGGATGAGTTACGACAGAGGTCGTTTATCTAAATATTTACAAGACACTAGTTTTTATGGTGCAGCTCAGATCCGTTTAGCGTTTTTAATGGCGACAGCTCGAGGCGAATCTTTATCTAGGATTTCAGATAGAGACGTAGCTTTAAATCTACAAACTATGGGCTTCGAAGACGGAAACCCCTCAGTCGTTTTAGATAAATTAGGTGGCGCTTTATTTGATGTAATTAATAGTATTGATAGAGAAGACGCTGGAGCCGCGACAATACGGAAAATAGACCGTCTTCCTCAAATGAGTATTCGCGAAAGAGAAAGTACATTAGCGGATATAAGGGACGATATCGGCGCTAAATATAATTTAGATTCTGGAGAAGGATCTAATATCGAAGCGTTATATACCGCGACTGATCCTAAAGAAATCGGTAGGTTGAGAAGATTAGTTAGAAGAGAAATACAAAGAAATGCTGGTGGGGCAGCTACGCAAAATATCGTTTATGACCCACAGTTACAAATGTTTTTACCTTCGACTTTAGCTAGGGAAATTACATCTGGTAATGATCCGATATTTGCGAAGTTTAATGAATATATGAAACTACTTCAGTATAATTTAAGAACTGGAGCGAGGCCAGGAAAACGCTCTGTAACTCCAGATCGTGGCATACCTAGAACATCAGTTGGTGATGGGCAAGGCGCTAAAGCGGGCACTCGTGCTAGTATATTTATGCAAAATCTGACTGAACCATCACAATAATGTCCAGTCAATTTGCATTAACTAGAGATCCTTTTTATCAGTCAGAGTTATTTGACGAAATATCGACGGACGCTGATATCGCAGGATTATTAGATAGCGAAGATATATTTCAAACCCAATACCGAGATAATCAAGGAAATATTCGTGCGTTTACTGGACGACAGATTTTAGAGTCTGGAGGCCCACGTAGTCCTGTCCTCAAAGAAGTAGAAACAGGACAAGGCACACAAAAAGTAGCATTATCAAACCCAGAATTTTACAAATTCGCAGCTACGTTAGAACAAACATTAACAGACCCAGAGCGTTTACAACAAGCGCAGAACGAATTAGGGGTCGATGTAAATAAATTACAACAAGATTTCGACGCGATAGAGCCTGTTTTTAGACAATTACAAAACCGTTTAATGTCTAATAGTAGGCGCAATCTAAAAGGATTTGAATATGAACGCCGAGAACAAGACGAAAAGCCTTTAATTCCTGCTCCGATACAACTTAGCGGAATGGCAGGGTATGCCCTGAGTCAAGGCGCAGAAATGTTACGAGGCGCGTTTTTCGAAACTAATGAAGACCAAAGAGAAGCATTAGTATTACGAGGTGTAAGTCCTCGTTACGTCGAAAACTCATATGAAGAGGTAGCACCTATCGATGAGGATTATTTTTATCGTCAAGGTGTATCGCCTGTTTTTCCTACGCCTGATGAATATAAAAATATTATTAGAAAGTTCGATCCTGAAGCAGAAGTCGAATATGTAGATCCTCGTAACCCAGAGTCAGGGTTGATTGTTCAAAGTAAATTTAACCCTTTTGATGAGGAACGAGGGGAAAGGGCATGGCTTCCCGTAGCTAATGTACAACCCGTCGAAGAAATATTCGAGGGGGATGTATCTCCTGTACTTAGAGAACTAGCTAAATTTGGGGCGCAAGAAGGTGCTGGCATCACTCTCGGCGGCGGGTTAGTTGCCTATGCGGGTAAAATTGCTA